GCGGATGATGTCGGCCATCTGCTCCTGCATCGCACCGTAGGCCTGGCGTGGGTCTTTGGTGGCCTTCTTCTCGGCATTCAGGACCACCTCAGCGATCTCGCTGATGGAGTCGAGCGCCACCGACTGGAACCCCTTGGCCTCGTCGGACTGAGTCAGCCAGGTGTAAGCCTCCCGCAGCGTGTCCATGTCGCTGATCTCGATGAAGGGCAGGTCGGCGTCCTGGATGGACAGCAGGCCTCCTTCAGCAGACAGCACGATGGGCTGCGGCAGGGTCTTGATCAGTGAGGTCTTACCTGCACCGGCCTGGCCGTAGACCAGGACTTTCACACCGTTGGCAGACAGGCTGCCGGTCGTCTTTACGTTGATTGCCATGTTGGCTCTCCTTCTTGGTTGCTGCGCCTTCGGGCAATTCCGTTCGCGCAGTGGTTGAACTTTACCACGGTTTCCGGTTAAGATGTCAACACCTTGCGAAAATTTATCCAGAAAGAGAGGTCAGCGATGACGACACAGGAAGCAATCGACCATTACGGCAGCGTGAAAAAGCTGGCCGATGCGCTCGGAATATGGCCACAGGTGATCTACACCTGGGGCGACACGCCACCGATGGCGAGGCAGTACGAGCTGGAGGTCAAGTCAGGCGGCACATTGAGAGCAGATCGGCAGGTGGTCAATGGCTGATCTCTCCAAAGTCCTGGGCGGCCCCTGGTCGCCACCACCAGAGAAAAGAGTTGCACCACCAGAAGAGCAACTGATCGACGCCATCAAGTCGGCCGGCCTGGAGCCACCAGAGCAGGTGATCCTGGACGGCAAGATTCACAGGTTCAGGTCCGGCACCAAGGGCACAGGCGGCAAGGGCGGCGACAAGCCTGGCTGGTATCTGGTTTTCGGTGATGGCGTTCCGGCCGGCCGCTTCGGCTGCTGGAGAGCTGGCGTCGAGGTGACCTGGCGCGCAGACATTGGGCGCAAGCTCACATCGAGTGAGGAGATGGCACACGCCAGGCGAGTGGCCGAGGCCAAGGTGCTGCGCGATGCCGAGCTGGAGCGCCAGCACCAGGTGGCTGCCGACACGGTCGAGAAGATTTGGTCATCGGCCTCCGCGGCACACCCAGATCACCCTTACCTGGCGCGCAAGGGCATCAAGACGCATGGCGCGCGCATCACAGGCGATGGCAGGCTGGTGGTTCCTCTGTACGATCAGGACGGCACACTCTCCAGTCTGCAGTACATCAGCCACGATGGCGGCAAGCTATACCACCCAGGCGGCCAGACAGGCGGCAAGTTCTGGATGGTGGGCACGATGGACGAGCCTGGCACGCTGTTTGTGGCAGAAGGGTTCGCAACCGCGGCGACCATTCACGAGACCACCAGCAGGCCGGTGGTGGTGGCCTACAGCGCCAGCAATTTGGTGCCGGTGACTGGCAGCTTGCGCGAAATGTACGGCGCGACACAGGACATCGTGATCGTGGCCGACAACGACAAGTCTGGGGTGGGACAGCGATACGCGGAACAGGCCTCGGCCAAATTTGGAGCGAGGATGGTCATGCCGCCAATCGAGGGAGACGCAAACGATTATGCACAGGCAGGGCATGACTTGGCCAGTCTGCTGCTGCCAAAAAGCAACTGGCTGATCCCGGCCGACGACTTCTCGGCCCAGCCGGCCCCGATCTCCTGGCTGGTCAAGCGCTGGCTGCAGAGCCAGGCGCTGATCATGGTCCACGGCCCATCTGGCGGCGGCAAGACCTTTGTGGTGCTCGACTGGTGCCTGCGCATGGCCAGCGGCATGGCTGAGTGGTGCGGCCAGAAGGTGCGGCCAGGCAATGTGGTCTACCTGGCCGGCGAAGGCCACCACGGCCTGCGTGGTCGCGTGGCAGCCTGGAAGCACCACCACCAGGCAGGCTCCCTGGCCATGTGGCTGTCCAAGGACGGCTGCGACCTCAACACCCCGGCCGGCTACCTGCAGGTGGTTGAGCAGGTGCGAGGCCTGCCGGAGAACCCGGCCATCATCGTGGTCGACACCCTGCACCGATTCTTGGCCGGCGACGAGAACAGTGCCCAGGACGCCAAGACCATGCTGGACGCCTGCAACAGCCTGATGAACGAGTTCAACTGCAGCGTGATCTTGGTTCACCACACTGGCGTGGCCGAAGAGGCCCAGCACCGAGCGCGCGGCTCCAGCGCCTGGCGCGGCGCGCTGGACATCGAGATCAGCATCGTGCCAGGCAAGGATGGCGTGCCCATGCAGATCGTGCAGCGCAAGTCCAAGGATGCCGAGCTGGCCCAGACCGTCCACGTTGAGCTGCAGCAGGTCACCATCCCAGGCTGGTATGACGAGGACAACCAGCCGGTCACCTCCGCGGTGATCGTCCAGGCCCAAGCTCCGACAGTGGCCAGGAAGGACAGCAAGATCGACAGCCATCGCAAGACCTTCGAGAACGCCTGGTGGGCGTCCGGTGCTGAGGAGCGTAATGGTTTACCCTACCTCAGCAGGTCGGCAATGGTCGACTACCTGGTCCAGAAAATGGACGTGAGCGAGGCCTCGGCCAAGGTCTACATCAAGCCAAGCGCCACCGGAAAACCCATTGCAGACCTGCTGGTGGCCGAGATCATCGAGGCCTTCGAGCACGGCTGGCTGGTGGTCAACGATGCGCACGCCAGCTCCATGCTGATCCGAAAGTCGGAGCGCTGAGATGAGTTATCCACAGACTTATCAACAGGTCCAGGAAGGGAACAAGGTAACGGAACGGAAAAAAACGGAATTCCATTCCCTGGGCAAAACGGCGGAAAAAGGGAACGGAACGGAACACACACCTTTAGGTGTGTTCCCAGTTCCCTTCCGACGCGGCGCGTTTCCATGCCGCAGGCTGGTTGAAACGCAGAGAAAAGTTATCCACAGAAAAGTAAGCAGGCACTAACATGACACAGACCAACGTGAACGAGATGCTGGCCGGCCGTGAAGGTCGGTATGGCAGCTTCCAGGGACATGCCAGGATCAGCCAAGACCTCAAGGCTGCCATGCACGAGCGCAGCGGCTGGGATGGTCTCCAGGCCGACCAGCGTGAAGCCCTGGAGATGATCCAGCACAAGATCGCGCGCATCCTGAACGGCGATCCGAACTACGCCGACAACTGGGTCGACATCGCAGGCTACGCCACCCTGGTGGCCAACCGGCTGGAAAAAGAGGACAATGCAGCATGACCACAAAATCCCACAAAGCAAAGGCCGCGGCGAAGAAGCCGGTCAGGAAGCACGAGAACAAGGCCGACATCTGCGCCTTGGTGCTCTCGGGCATGCGTGGCGGTCTGAGCGCCTTCAAGGCATGCGAGGCGGCTGGCGTGTCGCAGAGCACGTTCAACCTGTGGCTGAATGAGGACGCAGAGCTGGCTGCAGAGTACGCGCGCGCGCGCGAGGACTTGATCGAGCGCATTGCCAACGAGGTGATCGAGCTGAGTGATGCCGATGTCGGCCTGCAGCCGGATGGCAAGAAGGACTGGGCGGCGGTGCAGAAGCACAAGCTACAGGTCGACACCCGCAAGTGGCTGCTGTCTAAGCTGGCACCGAAGAAGTACGGCGACAAGCTGGAGCTGACTGGCGACCCTGACCGGCCGCTGGCCATCCAGAAGATCGAGCGCGTGGTGGTCGGAAAGTGACGACCCTGCGCATCGAGACCCCACAATGGGCGCTGCCGCTGCTGGAGCCTGCGCGCTACAAGGGAGCCTTCGGCGGCCGCGGCTCCGGCAAGTCGCACACCTTTGCCGAGATGCTGATCGAGGCCCACATCATGGACCCGACCAGCCGGTCGGTCTGCGTGCGCGAGGTCCAGAAGTCCCTGGCGCAGTCGGTCAAGCGCCTGCTGGAGCTAAAGATCGAGGCCATGAACGCTGGCGCTTACTTCGAGGTCCAGGAGGCCGTGATCAAGTCCAAACGCGGCGACGGCCTGATCATCTTCCAGGGCATGCAGAACCACACGGCAGACTCGATCAAGTCGCTGGAGGGCTACGATCGTGCCTGGTGCGAGGAGGCACAGAGCCTCTCCCAGCGCAGTCTGGACCTGCTGCGGCCGACCATCCGCAAGCCAGGCTCCGAGCTGTGGTTCACCTGGAACCCGAGCCAGTCCAGCGATCCGGTCGACCAGCTTTTGCGTGGCGACAAGCCACCACCGGACTCGGTGGTGCTGGAGGTCAACTTCGACGACAACCCATGGTTCCCGGACGTGCTGCGCTCCGAGATGGAGTACGACAAGTCACGAGACCCGGACAAGTATGCGCACGTCTGGCGTGGCGGCTACCTGCAGAACAGCAGCGCGCGCGTCTTCCGCAACTGGAAGATCGAGGAGTTCGAGGCACCGAAGGACGCCATTCACCGGCTTGGCGCTGACTGGGGCTTTGCCACTGATCCGACCGTCCTGGTGCGCTGCCACATCGTCGGCCGCACGCTGTACATCGATCACGAGGCCTACATGGTGGGCTGCGAGATCATGAACACGCCAGAGCTGTTCATGACCGTGCCGGAGGCCGAGAAGTGGCCACTGGTGGCCGACAGCTCCAGGCCCGAGACCATCAGCCACATGCGCAAGAACGGGTTCCCGAAGATCATGCCGGCCGTCAAGGGCAAGGACTCCGTGGTCGAGGGCGTCGAGTGGCTGAAGTCCTACGACATCGTGGTCCATCCACGCTGCACGCACACCATCGACGAGCTGACGTTTTACAGCTACAAGACGGACCCGCTGACCGGCAAGGTGCTGCCGGTGCTGCAGGACAAGCAAAACCACGTCATTGACGCACTGCGCTACGCATGCGAAGGCGTCAGGCGTGCCGCGGTGGTCAGCAGGCAGGTGGACTTCACACCATTGCCGGTGACCAGTAAATGGTAGAAAATACTTGCAAATAGGGGCGATATATGGCACGCATGTCAAAAGAGCAGTACCTGAACAATCTCCACAGTGATGCGCTGAATCAATTCAACGACATCCAAACTGCTCTGCGCGACGAGCGCTTGCAGTGCCTGCAGGACCGGCGCTTCTACAGCCTGGCCGGCAGCCAGTGGGAAGGCCCACTCTGGGATGTCTACGAGAACAAGCCCAGGTTCGAGGTGAACAAGGTCCACCTGGCCGTCATCCGCATCATCAACGAGTACCGCAACAACCGCATCACGGTCGACTACGTCAGCAAGGACGGCAGCGAGAACGACAAGCTGGCCGAGACCTGCGATGGCCTGTACCGTGCCGACGAGCAGGACTCGGTGGCCGATGAGGCTTACGACAACGCCTTCGAGGAGGCGGTGGGCGGTGGCTTTGGTGCCTGGCGGCTGCGCACGGTTTACGAGGACGAAGAGGACGAGGACAACGAGAAGCAGCGCATTCGCATCGAACCGATTTTCGATGCCGACAGCTCGGTCTTCTTTGACCTGAACGCCAAGCGCCAGGACAAGGCCGATGCGCGCTTTGCCTTCGTGGTCACCTCGATGACCCGCGCCAGCTACAAGGAAGAGTGGGGCGACGATCCGACCGACTGGCCGAAGATCATCCACCAGTACGAGTTCGACTGGTGTACGCCTGACGTGGTCTATGTGGCCGAGTATTACAAGGTCGAGGACGTGACCGAGACCGTGCGCATCTTCCGCGCCATCGACGGCACCGAGGAGCGCTACCGCCAGGCCGACTTCGATGCCGATCCGGCGCTCGAAGAGACGCTGGCGGCCATCGGCAGCCAGGAGGTCCGGCAGCGCAAGATCAAGTCTAGGCGCGTTCACAAGTACATCATGTCGGGCGGCAAGATTCTGGAGGATGCCGGCTACATCGCAGGCAAGGAAATCCCCATCGTGCCGGTCTACGGCAAGCGCTGGTTCGTCGACAACGTCGAGCGCTGCATGGGCCATGTGCGCCTGGCTAAGGATGCGCAGCGCCTGAAGAACATGCAGCTCTCCAAGCTGGGCGAGATCAGTGCGCTGTCCAGCGTCGAGAAACCGATCCTGGTGCCCGAGCAGGTGGCTGGCCACCAGGTCATGTGGGCAGACGACAACCTGCGCAACTACCCATACCTGCTGGTGAACCCGATCACCGGACCGGACGGCAGCCAGCAGATCAGCGGCCCAGTGGCCTACACCCGCAGCCCCCAGATTCCACCGGCGATGGCAGCCCTGCTGCAGATCACCGAGCAGGACATGCAGGACATCCTGGGCAGCTCGCAGCAAGCCGACAAGATGGTCTCGAACATCTCCGGCAAGGCCATCGAGATGATCCAGACCCGTCTGGACATGCAGACCTTCATCTACATGAGCAACTTCGCCAAGGGCATGAAGCGCTGCGGCGAAATCTGGCTCTCGATGGCGCGCGACATCTACGTCGAGGAAGGCCGCAAGATGAAGGTCGTCGAGGCCGACGAGTCGGTCGGCATGATCGAGCTGATGCGGCCGATGGTCAGCGAGACCGGTGAGGTGGTCATGGAGAACGACCTCAGCCGTGCCAAGTTCGATGTGAACGTCGATGTCGGCCCGTCCAGCACCAGCAAGCGCGCGGCGACCGTGCGCGCACTCACCGGCATGATGGCCATCACCGACGACCAGCAGACCAAGCAGGTGCTGCAGGCAATGGCCATGATGAACATGGAGGGCGAGGGCATTGGCGAGGTGCGCGACTTCTTCCGCAAGCAGCTCGTGCGCATGGGCGTGGTCAAGCCCACCGAGCAGGAGCAGGAAGAGATGATGGTCGAGCTGCAAGGCCAGCCCGAAGACCCGAACAAGATATTCCTGCAGGCCGCGGCCGAGGAGGCGATTGCCAAGGCGGCCAAGGCTCGCGCAGACACGGTGGACACCATCGCAGATGCCGAGTACAAACGAGCCAAGACGGCCGAGACGCTGGCCAACATCGACAACGAGGACCAGCGCCTGGCAGTCGAATCTGCTCGCACAATCTCCAACATGGTGACCGGACGTGGCTGATCCAAGCATCAAAGACCTGGCCTATCGGGCGCTGGCCTCAGTGGTCGGCACGCCAGTCGACCTGGCCACGATGGCCATGCGGCCGTTCGGTTACCGCACGCCAGACGAGCAGGTCGTCGGCAGCAGCGAGTACATCGGCCGGCAGATGGAGCGTGCCGGCCTGGTCAGCTCTGCCAGGGCACCGATCCAGGAGTTCCTGGCATCGATGGCCGTGCCAACACCTGGAGGCATGGCCAAGGGTGGCGCAATGCTGGCCGGCATGGCTGCAGTGCCACGAGCCAGCAAGGCCGAGAACATCGCACGCGGCCTGTACCACCCGATTGGCGAGGGCAAGAAGCTGGAGAAACCAGTCAGCGAGATGCAGTTCACCCAGGAGGTGGTCAAAGACCTTCCCCCGCGGCAGATCATCAGCCCGGAGCGCCTGGCAGGGTGCAACCATCTTGCCGGCCACTGGTGACCGCACGGCAGCCGGCCGCATGCTGACCGAGATCGAGGGCGTGCGCCTGCCGACTCCGGTGGCGCTGGAAGGCGGCCCCGACTTCATGCGCACGCACCTGCCATTCGGTGCGGCCTGGGCGTCTGACAAGGGACCGATCACCGGCCTGTCCAGGCGCGTCCAGGAGGCGGCCGGCAAGGGCAGCGGCGATGTTTACATGGTCTACACCCCGATGAGTCATGTCGGCGGCGACTTCTCGACCATGATGTCCGATGCGCTGCTGGAGCAGATCAAGGGCGGCAAGATCACCAAGAAGGCCAAGCGCGAGTTTGACAAAGAGGTGCGCAGGTTCAGGCCTGAATGGAAAGGCGTCGACGATCCGACTGCGCGCGACCAGCTCAACGCCAATGGCGCGCTGCGGCATGCCTTCATCGACCGCATGACGCTGGACCAGTTCAAGACGGCTGGATTCCCGGACCTTCCGACCACACGCGCGGCAATCACCGAACAGTCGCTGATGGACGCACCGATCCATGCTGGTGGTTTCTCGATTGCCAAGATGGACCCGACAGGCCGCATCATCACCGAGTCGCCAGCCCCGCACACCACCTACAACACGCAACTGGCCGGCCAGTATGTCGGCGGCTTCGAGCAACCCATACCGCGCGAGCTGCTGTTTTCCGAGTTCACGCAGGCCAGGCGCGCTGCCGGCACTGATCCGGCTGGCGACATCCGGTCGTTCCAGCTATCGAACCCGGTGCAGCAAGCCACCCAGGAATGGGTCGACAGCCTGATGCGTTTCATGGAATCTACGAGGACCGGGCGATGAGCACACAAGACGAGTTCGAGCGCCTGGTCGAGTACATCCACTCGGCCATCGAGTCAGAGCAGCCGGAGCCAGCCGAGTTCAAGGCTGAGACCGAGCTGCGATTGCGCCTGGTCTATGCGGCCTTGCGCAGAGCGCTCGGAATGAGTGAAAATGTGGGAAACGGTAACCACTCAGCCGTTCAAATTGAGTGAGTTTGATGGGGTCAACGATGAATTTGAAGGCAGAAGCAGGAGAAAACGACAACGGCGGCGAGGCCGCGGTGCTGGATGACGAGCAGCAACCTGTTGAGATTGAAGTCAGCGAGGACGATTCCGCTGATGGCCAGCAGGCTGTGGGTTCCGATGACGAGCACGCGGAGGAGTCAGACGAAGTTGTGGTCTCCATAGGTGAGGAGTCGCCACCCACCGAAGAGGAAGTTCGCGCACCTGAATGGGTTCGAGAGCTACGCAAGGCCAACAGGGAAAAAGAGCGCCGGATTCGTGAACTCGAAGCAAAGCTCGCAACCTCTGCACCTGAGAACAAACCAGTGCAGTTGGGACCGAAACCGAAGCTGGAGGACCACGACTACGATGCCGAGAGATTCGAGCAGGCATTGGATGCTTGGCATGAGCGCAAGCGGCAGCATGACTTCATGGTCGAACAGGCCAGGATGGCAGAGCAGCAGCAGCATCAGGCCTGGCAAGCCAAGCTGGAGGGCTACAGCAAGGCCAAGGCCGAGCTGAAGGTCCGAGACTATGAGGATGCCGAGGCGATTGCCCAGGAGGTCTTCAGCGTCACCCAGCAAGGCGTGATCCTGCAAGGAGCTGAAAACCCTGCGCTGGTGGTGTACGCACTCGGAAAGAACCCAAAGAAGGCAGCCGACCTCTCAAAGATTACCGACCCCGTGAAGTTTGCTTTTGCGGTGGCAAGACTGGAGAAAGAATTGAAAGTCACAAATCGCAGAGCAGCACCCGCGCCTGAGCGCATCGTCCAGGGAACTGGTCGAGCATCTGGCACGGTGGACTCAACCCTTGAACGGCTGCGTGCCGAAGCTGAGAAGACTGGAAACTACACCAAGGTGCTCCAGTACAAACGGCAGAAGCAAGCAGCATCCAGAAACTGATTTTTGAAATAGGAGCCAATCATGGCGAATAGTTTTTCCAAAGAAGAGCGTGTTGCGTTCGAGAACCTGCTCGAAGGCTTTCACGATGCCCTGGTGCTCTCGCGCAACGTGAGCATCTACAACACCGACCAGACGATGATGGCTCGTACCAACGACATCATCTGGCGTCCCCAGCCCTACATCGCGCAGTCGATTTCCTCGACTCCCGGTGTGGCCATCCCTGGCTACCAGGACATGACGCAGTTGGCTGTCCCGGCCACCATCGGCTTCAGCCGCACGGTGCCCTGGACCATGACTGCGCTTGACCTGCGTGATGCACTGCAGGAAGGCCGTCTGGGCGAGGCTGCCAAGCAGAAGCTGGCTTCGGACATCAACCTGGCGATCATGAACGCTGCTGCGAACCTCGGCTCGCTGGTGGTGGACGTTGGCGCTCCTGCTGGCACCTATGATGATGTCGCTTTGTGCGACAGCATCATGAACGAGCAGGGCGTGGCCAACTATGACCGCTACCTGGCGCTGTCCAGCCGCGACTACAACGGCCTGGCTGGCAACATCGCTACCGGCGCGACTGGTACCGCAGCTCGTTCGTTCAACGGCAACAAGTCGAACAGCGCCTTCGAGCGCTCGTTCGTCGGCATGGTCGCTGGCTTCGAGACGTTCAAGTTCGACTACGCCAACCGTCTGGTCGGCGCTGCTCCCGCAGCTCCTGTCACCATCGACACCCAGGCCGCGGCGAACAACTACTACGTCCCGCAAGCCACCTCGACCGCCATCTCTGGCGAAACCCAGAACGTGGACAACCGCTTCCAGACCATCACCGTCAACGCGACGGCTGGTATTGTGGCTGGCGATGCGTTCACCATCGATGGCGTCGAGGCCGTGCATCACATCACCAAGCAAGGTACTGGCCAGCCCAAGACCTTCCGCGTGGTGAGCGTGCCTGCCGGTGGTACCGATCTGGTCATCACCCCGCCGATCATCTCGGCCCAGGGTGGCTCTGATGCTGAACTCCAGTATCAGAACGTGATCGTGACGCCTGCGGCTGCTGCTGCCATCACCTTCCTGAACGTGAACACTGCTGCAGTGAACGTGTTCTGGCAGCGTGATGCACTTGAGCTGCTGCCTGGCCGCTACGCTGTCCCGTCTGACGCTGGTACCGCAGTGATGCGCGCTACCACCGACAACAACATCGAAGTGGTGATGCAGAAGTTCTACGACATCGACAGCATGACGATCAAGTATCGTCTCGACACGCTGTTCGGTGTGGTGAACAAGCAGCCCGAGATGTCCGGCATCTTGTTGTTCAACCAGTAAGCTGACGGCAAGAGTGGGGGGACTTCGGTCCCCCCATTGCCAAGGAGACACACATGCCACTGACCAAGGGTTATTCGCAGAAGTCCATCAGCAAGAACATCTCCAAGGAGATGAAGAAGGGCATGCCCCAGAAGCAGGCTGTCGCTGTGGCGCTGTCCACTGCGCGCACGGCTGCCAAGGCCGCAGGAAAGCCCAGCAAAGCACCGAAGAAGGCCAAGAAGTGAAAGCCGGCCTCTACGCCAACATCCACGCCAAGCGCGAGCGCATCGAGCGCCAGAAGGCCGCAGGCAAGACGCCTGAGCGCATGCGAAAGCCTGGAACCAGAGGCGCACCGACTGAGGCCGCATTCAAGGCCGCGGCCAAGACCGCCAAGAAACCAAAGGCCAAGAAATGACCACATTCCCCTGCCTCGTCTATCGCGCGCCTGGCTCGATCCAGCGCGCACGCTATTCCTATGACGCCATGCCGATGCATGGCCAGGCGCAACTGGATGCCAAGCTGGCAGCCGGCTGGCACATGACGCTGGAGGCGGCCATCGAGGCAGCAGGACCGCTGGCAGCGCGCCATCTGATGGGGCGCAAGTCCAAGAACCCCAGGCGCACGCCTGTGAAACAGAAACCGCCTGTCGAACGGCGCGCATCGGTGGTCAAGGCGGCCAAAAAACCAGCCCCTGCGCCAGCACCAGAGCCAGCACCAGAACCAGCTCCAGCACCAGAACCTGCTGCGCCTGTCGTCGAGGACAACGCACCACCGACACGCGAGGAACTGGAGGCCAAAGCCACCGAGCTGGCGATACCATTCAACAAGCGCACGTCCGACAAGAAACTGGCCAGCATGATCGAGACGGCGCTCGCACAGCAGACATCAGGAGAGTGACATGGGATACAGCAAGCGCCAGTTCGTCTATGCAGCCTTCGAGGAGATCGGCCTTGCGTCCTACGTCTTCGACCTGCAGCCGGAGCAGCTTGAGACAGCCAGGCGCAGGCTCGATGCCATGATGGCCGATTGGAATGGCAAGGGCATTCGGCTCGGCTACCCGATCCCGGCCAGCCCCCAGGATGGCAGCATCGACGAGCAGACCAACGTGCCGGACTCGGCCTACGAGACCATCATCTGCAATCTTGGCGTGCGCCTGGCTCCGAGCTACGGCAAGCAGGTCATGAACGAGACCAAGGCCACGGCCAAGCAGGGATACGACACCCTGCTGCAGCGCGCCACAGCTCCGCTGGAGCAGCAATTCCCGAACACGATGCCATCCGGTGCCGGCAACAAGCCCTGGCGCGTGTACGACAACCCGTTCCTGAGTCAGCCGGTCGACCCGGTCACTGCAGGACCGGACGGCCCCATCGAGTACAACTGAGGAACACACCATGCCGCAAATCTACCAACTCCCCCTGCTGGCCCAGGTATCGCCTGGTGACCAGGTTCCGATCTACAGCCCGAACAACGGCGATGCAAGGCGTCTGCCGATCAGTGCGCTGCTGGCCTACTTCCAGCAGACCTTTGCCAGCCCCACGCTGGCCACCAACGTCTACACGCCTGGCACCGGCTTCAACCTGGCCGTGCCCACGCCTGTGGCGCAGCAGCAGTGGATGCTGATCCAGCCGGCCGGCACGCTGGCCACTGGCACGGTGACGCTGCCGCTGAACACTGGCACGCCTGACGGTACCGAGGTGCTGATCACCACCACTCAGCAGATCACGGCATTCACGCTGGCGCTGAACGGTGCCGCGGCGGCCTATGGTGCTCCAGCCACGCTGGCTGCCGAAGACTTCTTCCGCATGCGCTTCGTGCAGGCCACCAACTCCTGGTATCGGATTGCTTGATCATGGCGGCCAAGAAAGACCCACGGCTGGAGCGTGTTGGCGTCGAGGGCTTCAATAAGCCCAAGCGCACGCCTGGGCATCCGACCAAGTCGCATGTCGTGGTGGCCAAGTCTGGCGACCAGGTCAAGACGATCAGGTTCGGCCAGCAAGGCGTCTCTGGCAGCCCCAAGAAGGAAGGCGAGTCCAAAGCAGACAAGGCAAGGCGCGAGTCATTCAAGGCCAGGCATGCCGGCAACATCGCCAAGGGAAAGATGAGCGCTGCCTACTGGGCAGACAAGGTGAAGTGGTAAGGCCATGCAGATTCCAATCCTGAACGGCATCTACACCGACAACGGACCGGATTTCCGCACGTCCTACCCGGTCAACATGGTGCCAGTGCCCAAGAACAGCGGCATCAGCTCCGGCTTCCTGCGGCCAGGTGACGGCATCGTGGCCAACGGCAGCGGCCCTGGCATTGACCGCGGCGGCATCAACTGGAACGGCACCTGCTATCGCGTCATGGGCACCAAGCTCGTGACTGTGGCCAGCAATGGCGCTGTGACCGTGCTTGGCGAGGTTGGTGGACCAATCAACACGCTGGTGACGATGGACTACAGCTTCGACCGCTTGGCCATTGCGTCTGGCGGCAGGCTGTACTACTGGAACGGCGTCCTCACGCAGGTGACTGATCCTGATCTTGGTGTGGTGCTGGATTTTTGCTGGGTGGACGGCTACTTCATGACCACCGATGGTTCAAGCCTGGTGGTGACCGAGCTGTCAGACCCAACTCAGGTCAACCCGCTGAAGTACGGCTCCAGCGAGGTCGATCCTGACCCGGTGGTGGCGCTGCTGAAGCTGCGCAACGAGGTCTATGCACTGAACCGCAATACCATCGAGGTGTTCGACAACGTGGGCGGCGACTTCTTCCCGTTCCAACGCATCGATGGCGCACAGGTTCAGAAGGGCGTCATTGGCACGTTTGGATGCTGCGTTTTCATGGAGCAGGTGGCTTTTTTGGGCAGCGGCCGCAACGAAGCGCCAGGCATCTACATGGGCGCCAACGCCACTGCCACCAAGGTGAGCACGCAGGAGATCGACGAGATTCTGCTGCAGTACACCGAGGCGCAGCTCGCCACGGTGAAGCTGGAGGCGCGCAACGACAAGGCGCACCAGCACCTCTACGTCCACCTGCCTGACCGCACGCTGGTCTATGACGCAGCGGCCAGCGAGGCGCTGGGCGAGCTGGTCTGGTTCACGCTGACGACCACGGTCGTCGGGTTCAGTCAGTACCGTGCGCGCAACCTGGTCTGGGCCTACGACAAGTGGCTTGTCGGTGATCCGCAGTCGAGCAACATCGGCTATCTGGTGGACACCATTGGCACGCACTGGGGTCAGAAAGTGCGCTGGGAGTTCGGCACGCTGATTGCCTACAACGAGGGCAACGGCGCTCTGTTCCATGAGCTGGAGCTGGTCAGCTTGACCGGCCGCGTGGCGCTTGGCGTCGACCCAATCATCACCACCAGCTACAGCCTGGACGGCCTGTCATGGAGCCAGGATCGGCCACTGCGTGCTGGCACCATCGGCAACACCAAGAAGCGCCTGGCGTGGTTCCAGCAGGGCAGCATGCGCAACTGGCGCATCCAGCGCTTCCGCGGCGACAGCGATGCGCATCTGGCCTTCGCACGGCTGGAAGCGCAGATTGAAGGGCTGCTCTACTGATGGCCACCAATCCACGCATCCCACCACTCGGCCTGACCCGAGATCAGCTCGCCACGTTCTTGAAGGACTTCGAGCAGATCAAGCAGTTCGAGAACCTGTTTGCGGTGGCTGCTTCGGTGGCCCCTGATCAGGTGGAGGTGGCCACCATTTTGGCCGGCAATGCCGATACAAAGGCTGTGCAGGCACTCGGTCAGATCGCTGCACTGGCGCAGGAGGTGGCTGTCTGCTGCTCGGTCAGTGACATCAAAGCCACACAAGCGCTGGACCAAATCGCCATGCTGGCACAGGAAACAGCAGTCAGCATTGCGTCAGCAGAGAACAAAGCCAACCAGGCGATGGCGCTGCTATCCAGGCTGGCTGAGGCTGTCGAAGGGCTGCAGATGCTGCCACCGAAGCGCGAGTTCAAGCGCAGCCGGTATGGCTCGTTCTACGACACCACCACGCAGACTGCCACAGTCATCAACACGGCCAAGGCCATTACGTTCAACACCACAGACTTGAGTCATGGCGTTTACCTTGGCACGCCAACTTCGCGCGTCTACGTCGACACTGAAGGCATCTACAACTTCCAGATTTCTGTGCAGCTTGATTCGACAGTCGCAACGGCTGAAGAGTTCTATGTGTGGTTCAGACTCAATGGAGCTGATGTCACCAATTCAGCCAGCCAAGTGCGCATTCAGGGCAACAATGCTGAAGTGTTTGTGGCTCTGAATTTGTTTTTCAACTTGAAGGCAGGAGACTACGTCGAGGTCATGTTCAGCGTGAGCAATCTTGGCGTGCAGCTTCTGGCCTCTGGTCCTGTAGCACCACATCCAGGCATTCCGTCCATCATTCTTACTGTCGCAAACAACATCGGAGGTATCCAATGACCGTCATCGTAAAAACCCTCGTGCCTCCCAAGCAGATGGAGGCTGTCCAGACCACGCAGTACACAGCCACTGCAGCCAAGGCGCTGATCGACAAGGCTACGGTCACCAACACCGACACAGTGAACCGCACGTTCAGCGTGAACCTGGTTCAGGTTGGTGGTGTTGCTGGCAATGCCAACCTGATCATCGACGACCGTTCGGTGGTGCCTGGCGAGACTTATCTCTGCCCTGAGCTGGTCGGACAAGAGCTGGACCCTGGTGCATTCATCAGTACCATCGCCAGCAATGCCACCTCGCTGACGCTGCGCATTTCCGGCCGCGAGATCACCTGAAGGAGTCCATGATGGAAGACGCAAAAATGCCCAAGATGATGCTGGCCGGCTTTGGTGGCATCCCATACGAGGAGCCATTCATCACGGCGGCCGAGAACAAAAAGAACACCCAGGTGGTGATCGACGACTGGATGCTCGGCCCTGAAAAGCCCAGCAACGAGCGCGGAGCCAACAAGCCCTACTGGATGAAGCTGGCCAAGGCCATGCAAGTCGATGAGAAAGAGGCGCGTCGTCGTCGGTGCTCGAACTGCGAGTACTACGACAACAGCACCATGATGCAGGCCAAGATGGAGCGCATCCCCCAGAACGATTGGGACGATGGCGCTGGCTACCGTGGCTACTGCCACAAATTCGAGTTCATCTGCCACGACATGCGCTCCTGCCAAGCCTGGGAAGAGCGCGAGTTCGAGCAAGATTGACAGGCCATTCAAATGTGGGAAAATACCATTACTGAGCCGTTCGAGCAGCCAGTAGCTCACAGCCCCCAGCAGGAGGATTCGATGAGCGATGTCGCGGTTCAGGAAGTTGCCAAGCAGTCCGGTGTGCCTGCGGAGCACTTGCCGATCTACCGCCTGGAGGCTGAACTGCTCAAGTTGCCCCAGGTCGACATGCCTGTCGATCACGACTTCTGCAACGGCCTCTACGCTCGGACCATGCACATCCCGGCAGGCACCGTCTTGACTGGCGCAGTGCACAAGGACGAGTCATTCTTCGTGGTTCGCAAAGGCCACCTAATCGTCACCACTGACGACGGCTCGGCCCAGGTTGGCCCCGGCTTCATGAGCGTCACCAAGTCCAACACCAAGCGTGCTGGCGTGGCGCTGACGGACGTTGAGGTCACCACCTTCCACGCAAACCCGACGAACGAGACAGACCCGCAGGCTATCTGGGACATGTACACCGTCCCGGCACCTGCTCCTGTCCTTGAGGCCGTCCAACACCCGCACCTGGAGGGCAAACAATGAGTTTCGGTTTATCTGGAGCAGCGCTGGCAGGCATTGCCGTTGGCGGCGCAACGCTCGTATCTGGCCTGGCACAGGCCGACGCTGCCGAGTCTGCGGCAGCAGCACAAACCCAAGCATCGGAGGCTGGCATCGCTGAACAGCGTCGCCAGTTCGACAAGGTTCAAGAACTGCTCAAGCCCTACGTCGAAGCCGGTACCGGCGCGATTGAAGGGCTGCAGCCTTACGCTGAAGCTGGTGTCCCTGCCATGCAGGCCCAGCAGGCTCTGCTCGGTCTGGCTGGCCCAGAGGCGCAGCGCAAGGCCATTGCCGAACTGGCGGCCGGTCCGCAGATGCAGGCGCTGGTCCAGCAAGGCGAGAACGCACTGCTGCAGCAGGCATCTGCCACTGGTGGGCTGCGCGGCGGCAACATTCAGGCGGCCCTGGCACAGTTCCGGCCGCAGGTGCTGTCCGAGTTGATTGGCCAGCAGTACAGCCGTCTTGGCGGCCTGACCGCACTTGGCCAGGAGACCACTTCGAACCTGGCGCGCCTTGGCCAAGCATCTGCCGCTGGCACCGGCGCGGCTGCGCAGGAAAGCGGCGCGAACATCGCCAGCCTGCTGGCCCAGCAAGGCGCTGCACAAGCTGGCGCGCAGATGGCCCAAGGCCGTGCGTTCGCATCCATTCCCGCAGCCATCTCTGGCGGCCTGGGCATCTTCTCTGGCCTGGGAGGTAAATTCTGATGGCCCTTCAACTACCATCCGGCCCAATCAACTACGGCGTCGACATTCCTGACCCGTCGCAGGCTTTCCTGTCGGCGTTCAAAACTGGCACAGCCATCACCGAAACCCGCATGGCGCAGGAGCAATCCCAGCGCCAAGCAGAGCAACAGAAGCTGATCTCGCAAGCCTTCCAGCGCCTGCGCCAGCCAGGCGCGACCGCCAAGGACTATGCTGACCTGGCGATGATGCTTCCTGAGACGCAGGCCAAGGCCGTGCGCGAGAGTTTCAGCATGATCAACGCTGACCAGCAGCAGAACGCACTTGGTCAGGCTGGTCAGGTGTTCTCGGCGTTCAAGGCTGGGAAGCCTGAGATCGCCATCGGCCTGATCGAGCGTCAGATCGCAGCCAAGCGCAACAGTGGCGACGAGGCCGGTGCCAAGTTTCTGGAGACATGGCGAGATGTGGCCAAGGAAAACCCGAAGGCCACCGAGGACTACTTCGGCTTCACCATCTCGCAGATGCCTGGTGGTGACAAGGTCATCGAAGGCGCTGTAAAGCTTGAGACTGACCGTCGCGCTGCACAACTGCAGCCGTTCACGCTGCGCAAAGAAACCGCTGACGCCATCATCAAAGAAGCTGAGGCAAAGTTTGCACCGCAGAAGTTCGGTCTGGAGATCAATCTTACACAGTCGCAGATCGAGCAGGCAAAAGCGGCTCGTCGTGCATCTGATGCTGCGGCTGCGAAGTCCGGCGCAGAGGCACAGCGTGCGCGTGCAGAGGCTGACCAGATGGCTGCAGGCATCATCCCGGTGGAAAAGCGGCCCGAAGCTGAGGGCAAGTTCCGCAAGGAATACAGCGACCAGACAAAGGGATACCAGGAAGTCAAGTCGGCCTACGGCCGCGTGCTTGCTTCGCAAGAGACGGCCGCTGGCGACCTGGCGCTGATCTTCAACTACATGAAGATGCTGGACCCAGGCTCTGTGGTGCGCGAGGGCGAGTTCGCCACGGCGCAGAACGCCACCGGCGTGCCGGAGCGCATTCAGAACCTGTACAACAACCTGGTGAAAGGCGAACGTCTGAATCCAGACCAGCGCAAGATGTTTGCCAAGCAAGCCGAAGGTCTGTACAAGCAGGCCCAGACCCAAGAGGCCACCGTGCGCACCGGAATCGAGCGAATCGCCAAGGGCTACGGTCTGAACACGGCCAACATCTTCTACACCCCGACCGAAGTTGCGCCAACGGCACCAGAGGCACCACGCCAGCCTGGTGCTCCTGTATCGGTGACGGCTCCCAACGGTCAGGTGCTGACCTTCCCGTCGCAGCAGGCGGCTGACGCCTTCAAGAAAGCAGCAGGAATCCGCTGATGGCAACCGACTACGAAGCACTCGCACGACAGTTCGGCGGCACGGTGGCAGGCCCGGCTCCGGCCCCTGCTGCTGCACCAACACCTACGCCACTGCCAGTCACTCCGCAGACGCCTGCTGCCGTTCAGCAGACGCTGCCTGTGACTCCACAGACGCAGCCTGCACAGGTGGTCGACTATGCGGCCATGGCCAGCCAGTTTGGCGGCCAGACTGCACCGGCAGAACCTCCAAAGATGGGCTTCTTCGAGTCCTTGGGCGAAATGGTCACCGGATCGCGGCGCGCAACCACGGAGACCCAGACGCTGCCCGAGTGGACCTCGATGCCGGAACTCAATCAGATGAGCGTGGCGTCCCTCAAGACGGCGCTGGGCACGCTGCTGTCCAACCCGCAGGAAACGGTCCAGATTCTGCAGGCTAACTTCCCCGGCGCGCAGGTTCGCCAGGATGCCAAGGGCAACTTCATCATCCGGTCATCTGTTGACCAGCGCGAGTACGCCATCCCTCCCGGCCTGTCAGTTGGCGACATTCCACGCGTCATCGGCGGCCTGCTGGCCTTCACACCG